TCTTCTTCCTCTTCTTCTTCTTCCTCTTCTTTTTCTTCCTCTTCTTCCTCTTCTTCTTCTTCCTCTTCTTTTTCTTCCTCTTCTTCCTCTTCTTCTTCCTCTTCCTCTTCTTCTTCCTCTTCTTCGGAACCAAAGATTTCAGAAGCTTCTGCAGCAGTTAATTTAATAGGAGCAGGAATAATTTGAATAGAACCATCTTCATAAAATACAATTACTGTACCGTCTGCAAGTTGTTTTCTTTCAGTTTCTTTAACCTCTGTTTTTTTAGCTTTCTTTGCCATAATCTTTAAAATTTTAAGTTAATAATATGGGTTATCTAATCAATTTCTTTTGAAAATAGTTATCTGAGTTCCCAAGTTTAAATAGATTTTGTTGTTCTAAATTGTATTGAGATATCTCTTCTACTAGATTTTTTAATTCTAAAAGGGATTTCAATTTCATGGGTTGCCTTGAAATCTCAAGTATAAAACCTTTTTTAGAAAATTTACTTAATGATATAGTAACTTCTATTGGTTTTTCTTTTTGTTCTTTAACCTCTATATTCATCTGAGTATAATATTTTAGTATAACCTTCCAAAGCAATTAGAGGAAACTCATTATGAATATCTTCATATCCTTTGGTTATTTTCTTATAGTTTTTTGCATATCTTTTGGGATATACCCAAATACTTCCATCTAATTTTTGGTTTGAAATAATGTAGTCATATTTCTTAGTTTTTAGTGGAAAATCCTCTTCCCTAACAAATCCTCTAAAGATTAATTCCCTCAAAGCATATTTCTTTTTTTCTGGGATTTTAAAAGCTGTTCTTTGTAAACACCATTTTGTATAATCTTCATATCTGGATTTAGATAGTTTAATACATTGCTTCATGGGAAGTCCTGTACGGTATAACTTGATAGCAAAAGATTTTAATTCTGGCAATAAATCAGCTTCATCTAGAATTAATTTGGGTTCATCCTTAAGTTTCTTATAATACCGGTAAGAAATATCTCTAGTATTATAAACCTTTTGCCATAAGTAATTTATATTATCCATAGTTATCTTCTGTTTTTGAATTATGAGTTAATGAATAATAGTTTTTGATTCCCTCTTCCCAAGTTTTTGCTCTGTATATTCTTAAAAGAAAATGCCTTTTAGTATGTTTATCTTTTTTCCATTCAGGTGGAATATACCATTTCCTTACAGTATCCATTTTCTTAGAGATAGGGTTCCTAAAAGAATTTTTCCCTAAAACAAATTTGTTTTTAATAGCTAATCTACCTGAAATTATGTTTAAGGTTTTAAATACTCCTTTACCAAAACATTTAGTAAGAGTATATTTAGCCAAATCATAAGTATCAAAAGAAATAGGTATTAGGTTTATCTGGTATTTATCATTATAACACCAAACATAATACCTATTTCTATAAATCTTATCGTCTTGTAAACTGTGAGTATTTCTTGATAAAACCTTTGCCATAGATTATTTCTTTAAAGCATTTCTATACCAGATAGTTATAGATTTATCAGAAGCATCAGGGAATTTCTTTTTAACCCTTCGAGTTATACGTTCAATTGAAAAACCTTTCTGAGCTAATTCGTAAGTATAAGATTTTTTAGTTCCTTTATATAAACCGTTTGTATCTCTTTCCCTCTTTGGTTTCTTGGGTTTTTCAACTCCCTTAATTCTTTTCTTAGATTTTATGTTACCTTCCTCATCTTTTTCTCCGATGAATCCTAATCTTAATTGAGGAGATCTTAAAGATTTACCTTTTTCATATCCCAACTGTTCAAGTTGTTTATCTGCCCAATCATCAAACCTATCTATTAATGATAAATCTGGTTTTTCTTCTGAGTTATCTATAAACCTCATAAGATCAGTAATACTTGCTCCCATGATATCTGGGAAAGGCATTCCTCGGATTATTGCTTCTCTTTTTAGATCACGATATGTTTTATTCTCGTGCCTACCAGCAAATCCTTTAAGTCCTGGTTTCTTTTTGTTGTTTTTATCTCTTTTCATAAAATAAGTATATAAGAATTTTATTTTTTAATTACTTTGCAAATATAAGAATAATATTTTAAATATATACTATCTTTTATAAAAAATTTCAGGATTAGCTCTTTTTGAAGCTTTCTGTGTCTTCTTTTTGAGTTTTGCTTTTTTAGCTTTTGCGGGTAATTCGTAGGCCATATCTAACCTATCTGCATAGAAATCTATATTGTTTACTTCTTTATAGTTTATTGCAAATTGTAATGTATCCCTATATTCTTGCCAAAACTTCATTCCCAATTTAGGTCCTTGAGTTTTTTCGAAATAAGAAGATAACATATATCCAAAAGCATCTGCTAGTCCTTCATTTTCAAATACATAGATATATAGATCAGTTAGTTTCTTTACAGTTTCTTTGTCACGTTTAATCTTGATAATTTGATAACCTTCTGGGAATAATTCCTTTGAAAATAAAGCCACATAATAAGCTGGAGATTTTTTAGGTTTAAATTGATAGCAATTTATTAATGCTTCTATTTTCCAATCTGGTATTCTATATACGTAGTTTATGTATATTTTCTCTCTTTTATTGTTTCTACGTTTATAAGCAGACATTTGTTGTATACTTCTTGGCATTATTCTAGAGTTATTCCATCTATCATATTCCATTATCATAAAGTATAAGTCCCTATCTTGTTGATTTTCTGATTCTTTTAATCTGTCCATGTTACGTATAATAACTCTTCTACGTAATTCAGTAAGTAATTGAGTGGAATCTCCAGAATATCTTATAGCATCCTTTCTTTGCATTCTTTTTTCTATACAGGCTTCTATATAATCTATAAATCTAGATTCACAAGGACTGTCTGCTCTAAACAAAGAAGTATATTTCTCAAAATATTCCGAAAACATCTTGAAAAATTTTACTGACCTTTCTCTTAATTCTAAATACTTATAATGTGATACTCCTAATATCTCTCCAGCTTCCCAACTTGATTGACCTTGTGACATTTGAAGATATAATGAATTTCTCTCTAAATCGGTCAACATATCCCAAGCTTTTTGTTGATGTTCTTTCATGATTAATATTGTCTTATATCCATTATGTTATTAATACTTTCTGCAGAAATCTGATTGGGATTGAAATCCCTTTGATTAGCATATAGCTTGTTTTCATCATAGTTATGATATATAGAATATACTACATTATCGAAAGGTAACTTAACTACCATTCTTCCTGATTCAGGATATAATACTAGAGTTATTTTATTAGTAGTTAAGTTAATATCCTCTACTGTAGCATTTATACCTTCGAAAGGATATCCTCTTAAAGTTACATAAGAACCTATCTTTAAAGATGTAATTTCTTTCTTAGTATATATTTTATTCTTCTTAGCCAATCTTTTAAACCTTCTTACTTCTTCATATGGTACAGAAGCTACTATAGAAAAATCATCAAAATCTTCGGCATTATCAATTCTTTTTCTTAACTTCCTAGGGTGCATAGTTTCTAGGGATTTTACAAAAGAGTGAATACCTATTATCTGCTTCTTAAGTTTATTTAAAAAAGGTCTAGAATAAGCTTTTTCAGTTGGTATCCTTATAAAACCATAATTGAATAGTATGGGTACTTCTTCAATTATATCTTTTCCTTTTTGTCTTTTCTTAAGAATAGATAAGGTAGGTATCACTGCTTTTATATCTTTATACCCCTTATCCTTCAATTCTTTATTCACCATTGTCCAATATTTATTGTCTAAATAAAATATGCACCAAGTATAAGAGGTTTTTTTCATATCAAAATATAATTAATAGAGTTAATACTTGAAGAATTTGTCCGATTAATCCACCTAATATTGTAGCCAACCAATCTAACCAATCCCATTTATTACCATAAGATTTATCCTTAAATTCCATTCCTGAAGCTAATCCTACTACCATTAATATAGTAAATAAGTATGCTATTGGTATAGCATAAATAAAATGCTTCATCCTATTCGATTCAGTTATCCAGCTCATTTTGTTTTAAGTATTTGTTTAGATAGTTTATGTATCAATTTATAATCTACATTTTCTAGGATATCACTAGCCATAAAAACATATAGATTATATTCTGCATAAATACTCATAGAAGGTTTTTTAGATAATCTCAATATTTCTTCTCCTAAGGTTTTTGGTCCACCTTCTACTACAAAAAAGAATTCCTCCGCAGGCATAGAATTATACCTCATACAAAGAATTGGTAATTTTTTACTTCTTTCTGCATCACCTTTTGCTTGTGCCCAGAATTTTAAGATATCACAATTCTTGTTACCCAAGAGAATATGTTCAAATTTAATATCCTTGTAATTCTTACATTCTATGGATATTTTACAACGATGAGCATGTTTTTCATCAGTACACATAATATCTGATGATAAATCTTTACTTTGATGATTGGCCCCAGAATAAGGAGTTCTTCCAAATTTAAAGGTTGACCAATCGGTGAACCACTTAGATACTTTTAATTCAAATCTAGAACCTTTACGTTTACTGTTCATATTGGGTCTTGTATTTTATAAGTTATTTATACCCAATAGTAAATTATTGAAAGGTTGTTACTCCCTCTTTGCGGTCAACCGATAATATTTTAGCGTTGCCTAATGGTAATGAATCTTGATGGGTTATTATGTATATAGATTTGTTCTCTGAAGTTTTCTTAATAAGATCTATTACTATCTCTATATTCTCCTTATCTAAGGATTCAAATACTTCATCTAGTATCAGAAGATTTATACCCTTAGACATAGATAGGGATTCATGCATTGCCATTGCCATTGCTAAATTTACCAACTGTTTTTGACCACCGGATAATTCACCATAATCTGCATAATGACCATCTATGTTTATTAAAGTATAAAAATCCTTTTTAGTAGTATCTAGATCAATACCAAACTCTATACTAAAACCTATAATATCGGAATATTTTTGTAATTGGTGATTTAGAAAATCCAAAGAGGATTCCATGATATAGGATTTTAATCCTTTATTTCCTAAAGGATCTTGGATTAGCCAATTATAGTTATTTAGTAAGTCTAACCTATTATGATATAATTCATCTACCTTCCTTAATTCTTTCTGTATCTTGCTTATCTTTTCTTTATACTTTGGAGATAGTATTTTTTGTTTTTCATTATTTAGCTTATTATATTGCTTTTCTAAGTCCTTTAGTTTATATTCTAGTAATTCTAAGTCTTTACTCTTAGATTTTTCTTTATGAATAATTTCTCTTTTCTTCTCTATCTTGTTTAATAAAACCTCTTTCTTGTAGGAATATTTAGTTATAAGATTTATAGGTCCTAATAATGATGATAAGGTTTTATAAGCTTTATCATATTTCTTACTCGTTAATAAATCCATAGCTTTCTGAATAACTTCAGAAAGATTATCATTATTGATTAAACCTTTACTTTCTTTATAATTTTTCTCTAATATTTCTAAGGCTTCTTTCAAGCTGGCCAACTTATTTTCGCTCTTAGTTAGTAGGTTTTCGTCTGTAGAAAAAGATTCTATTTGTTCTTTAATTTTTTTCTGTTTAGTTTTAATTTCCCTTTTCTGATCAAGTATATTTCTATCGAAATTCCTTTCATTACTACGTAGTTCTCTGTAGGATTCTTTAGTCTCTTCTACTTCTATACCTAATCTCTTCCTTTCTGATTCTAAATCATAGATATCTTCTTTTAAATCCTTTATAATTCTATTTGCTTTATCTCTAGCAATGTTAAGATATTCTAACTCAAAGATTTCTTCAAATAACTTTTTCTTATCAGAAGAAGATTCTTGTATTAATCTTTTAGTACCCTGACCAAACATTAATGAGTTTTTGAAAAGTTCAAAACTCATTCCAAGTATATTATCTATCTCTTTTTGAATTAATATCTTACTCTTTTCTTCAAATTCTACACCATCTTTTAAAAGGATTAATCTATCTTTACCTTTTGAACCAAATATCTCTTCAGTATAGTTTCTACACCTAATTATAGAATAAGTGATCCCATTTTTTTCGAAAAATACTTGACATTTTGTACCTTTATAATCTTTATCCTGAATCTCTTTCCATGGTGTTACAGAATTTATATCCTTAGTTACTTTTCCATATAACACCCATGATAAAGCCAATAAAAAAGTGGATTTACCAACACCATTTCTACCTTTTACTATAGTAACTCCGTTAGTTGATAAATTCCATTCGAAATTCTTAATGGAACAGAATCCTTCTATTGATATATTTCTAAAGTTAATCATTGCTATCGGATTTTCTTAAAACTTCTTTTAATAATCTCAATTTCTCCTTATCTTTTATACCTTTAGCTTTCATATATTGTCTTGCTAGTTTAATCTTAGATAAGTTTCTATGTATTTTATTTACTTGTTGTTGAGGTTTTTCTTCTTTTTTTGGTATAACAGTATAATAATTGCCATCATCTTTTATCTCCTCAGAAGTTTCAACATCTATAAATCTAGGAAAATCTTCCAAAGGTACAAATTTCATACTTAAATCAGAATATATTTTCCAATACCCCATATCACAATCTCTATCAGTTCTCCTTTGTTGAAGAGGTGCCCCTATCATATATACTTTCTTTGAAAGTCTTTGTGGTTTATGTATATGTCCACATAATACCAAATCAAATTTCTTTAAAACATTAAGATTAAGATTTTCTACAGAATCAACGGTTCTACCATCAGTATCTTTTGCCCCAGGATAATCAGTATGAAGGAGAAGAATATTTTTACCATCATCTATCTTCATTTTATTTATATATTCTGATAAACCTACATTGTGATCTATATATGGTATACCATGTACGGTTATATCAGGGAATATAAGTTTCTTTTTATAGTCTATACACTCTATACCAAACTGTTCAAGAAACTTTAGCCAAGAAAAAGGTTTTTTACCTATAATACTTACTTTAGATATATCATGATTACCAGATATAGCAAATAATTCTATTTGGTTTTCTCTTAACCTTAATTTTTCAAATTCTTGATATATTACTTCCATTAAACCCTGATCTATGTTTTCTGGCTTATGTAGTATATCTCCACAGAATAAAGCTGGACATTGATATTCTTTACATTTATCCTTAATAACAGAAAGAACCTTGAAATGATTCAAGGTTCTTTTATTATTCTCATTAAACTTTCCATAGATATTTAAGTGTAAATCTGAGAAAGCTAATGCTACTACTCTTTTCTTTTTATTCCCCATCCGATATGAATTTTCTTAAATGTTTTAATCTAATATCTATATCTGGTGATTCTAACGTTATAACTCTAATAGATTTATTTTCTAAGTTATTCGGAGAAAGTAATTCCATAGGTTTTATTTTACCAGTACGAAATTCTCCGGATTTCTTATTCCAATAATTACCCTTATAACCAAAATATCTTATCAATCCATACATAATTTGAGAAACCTGCCATTGAAAGTATATATTGGTTATTCTTTTACCATTATCTTCTATATTCCATTTACCTATCATTTTATCAGTAAATGGAACAAATATAAGATCTGTACAATCCCTATTTAATAGGGTAATAACATTATCTCTGAAAGATTCTGTATCACATTCTTTTACATCTTTAGCTAACTTTAAAATAAAATAAGCCATATTATCTAAGTAAGATCTATCGGATATAAAAGAAGTAGTTTGACTACCAAATACTTTAGACCTCATACTCAATAATTGATGATCCTGTGAATATATTGTTCCAACTGGTTTTTCTATCATATCTCTATGACTTTCAGATTTGGTTGAAGGAATCATATCTGAATATGAGCCACTTATAAAAGGTATACCAAATTCTTCTGATATAATTTTTGCCAAAGTAGTCTTACCACTACCAGATGGACCTAAAAACATTATTTTCCTTTCCATGGTTTCAAGTTTTTAAATACCTCTAAGAACTCTCTACTTTGAAATGAAGCTAATGAGTACTTAGAAAAGATTTTATTTAATTTCTCAATATTAATAGATTTTCCTGTTACTAAAGGGATATCTTTAATTGGGTGTAATTTAATAAAATGGTTTAAATCTATAAGTATCTTATTCCTGGAATATAAAGTTCCCAATGTATCCCTATTTATTCCCGGGAACTCGTTGCTAGAGTTATTTAAGAAATTACCTATAGATTTCCAGGTATCTAAGAATTTTCTTGCTTTTACTGGACCAATACCGGTATACCCAGGAATGTCATCAGAAGAATCACCAACAAGAGCAAGATAATCAACACATTCAAGAGAAGAATAACCCATAATTTCTTTACAATTTTTCTCATTGATTAGAACATCTTTATTAGGATTGTATATTTTTACTCGTTTACAAATCATTTGACAAAAATCCTTATCAGAAGAAACTATGAGTACATTATCATCTACCACATGTTTTATCCAAGCTATATAATCATCACCCTCATAATTAAATTCCTGTTTTTTATCGAATACATAAGATATATTCAAAAGTTTTAGAATCTTCATAATGGTTTTTTTCTGTTTATGTAAAGATTCATAATCTATTTGAATATTTTTCCTGTGCCCTTTATATCCAGGTAATAAATCTAACCGCCATTTGGATTTACCATTATCAAATACTACAACTACCTTACTTGATTGAAACCTATATATCAGATAATTAAGGGATTTAAAAAATCCGAATATTGCTCCCGTAGGTTTACCATTGGGAGCATGTAGGTTTTCAAATTTGTGAAAAGATCTATGGATAAGATTTTCACCATCTATTAGTAATAGGTTTTTCTTACTCATTTTTTTCATCGGATATTACAGTATGATAATTGGTTATAAGTGATCGGGTTTTTATTTCGAATTTATCCTTTAATTCTAATTTCTTTATAACCCAATCTTCAGCTACTTGTTTTGCACTTATCATATTTTCAGCATATACTAGCATCTTTACTACTACTTGTCTATAAGTATTTGCTGAAGTAAGTATTTTTACTTGAACTGTAGTATCAAAGAAATTTCTTTGTACTTTTACTAATTCTTCTTTATTCATCGTCTTCCTCATCTTCTTCTGATCCGTTAAATGATTCATATTCTATATTTTCATCTACTGGGAAATAATTAAAATCTATTTCTCCTAGTCTTTTTTTAGTAGTTCCAATAGTATTTATATTAGCTCTTCGTAATAACTTTCTTCTTAATTCATCATCCTCTTCCAATAGTTTTTGAAATTTCTCTTCACCTCTTGCAAGAGTTTTACCCTTATATTTATATATTCCACCAGAAGATTTTTCTATAATATCATTTTCTACTAGAACATCTTCTAATCCAAAACATCTATCAAATCCGACTTCATGGAATTTAGGGTTAAAGTAAACTGGGCATTTACTGATTGTGGGTCTAGGAGGTGCAACCTTATTTTTGATAAGTCTGATGGTAACAAGTTTACCGGCCTTCCTCTCTTTACCTTTTTGCTTAACCGTGATACTTCTTCCAGAGTAGAAAGCTGCTCTAATAGAAGCATAGAACTTGAGTGCAGCACCTCCAGTAGTTGTATTATGTACTACTATACCCTGTTCAGTAGAACCAGCCAAAAAATTGTGATTATCTGGAATTGTAATATCATATTTCTTACGTTTATAGGGTCTTCTAAATCTTCGGTTTGTTTTATCAAACTCTTTATTTATTGAGATTATCTCTACCTCTATTGGGATATAATTTTCTTGGTATTCTAAAGTAAATGGGATATACTTACCCTCATAACCAGGTAATAGCTTGTATTGCATAGATTCAATAATATATGGTGATATCATTTCCATCAGTTTAGTTGAACCTTGATTAGTAAACTTGATACCGTGTTCATATAACTGGTTATCTAAACCACATATATTATTAAGATAATTAGATAATCTATTTAAATCAGTCCTTCTGGGAGATATAGATATACCCACCGTTACATTATTATATTTATGGCCATCATCCATATACCATATTGCTAAAGTTATCGGAGATAATGGTTTAGATAAATCCCATAGCTTTAAGGGATCTCTTTCTTTACCTATCTTATTATATATCTCTCTAAGTTCAGTATAACCTATTTTACTAATCAACTTTTTATTTTTATTAGCTTTTCTCTTCATTGGAAAAGCCTTTTTTATCATATCAGACTTCCATATCAGATAATCTTCTTGTTTATTATTACTAAAGGTAATCCTTGTAGTGGAGTTATTTCTACCATTATACAGAGAACAATCAAATGGTATAGTACCCCATAGAAAATCTCTTAATGTACCATTTATTACTCTTCTTTGCTTAGATATCAGTTTATCATGTATATCTATATCTTCAGCCTTTTTCCAACCGTGATTGGTTAAACAATGATGGGTATAGGTACAGGTAAATCCGTTGAAACCATTTATAGTTTCTGGACCTTTAGTCTTAAACTGAATCCATTTTTTGGTTTCAGATTTTACTATCCAGTCTATAATAGGTTTTGGTTCAAATATACATTTCTCTTCGTTATAACTCCATACCTCTTTAGATATTTTGTTCTTAATAATCTCGCCTATTTTCATAGAAGTACCATCAACAAAAGGTATCATGGTATCATAATGAAGGCAAGTATTATCTTTTCCAAATCCAACATTGAGTGCTGTTCTTAATTGATTAATATAAATTTGTGTAACTCCCAAGCGATAGAATAATTCACTTCTGATACGAAAGTATTTATATAAAGCTTTTGCTCTACCACCCATCTCAGCTTTACCCTCTACCATTTTAGAATCTATATTATCGGCACAATCCATAGCAGCAACTGAATCTATTACTAGTAATATAGGTTCATTATGAGTTAATTGAGATCTAGTATATATTGCTAAATCTGCAACTACATCTGATACATATTCTATTCTGGTATCATTTACTACTGTAACTTTTTCAGGATCAACTCCATTTTCTATTGCCCAAGAATTCATCCAGGATGATTCTGCATCTACCCATATAACATGACCACCTAATTGTTGAGTAGTATAAGCAAAATTATAAGCTATAAGAGATTTACCAGATGATTCTTCTCCTGCTACTTCTAAGATTTTACCAAATGGTATACCTCCACCAAAAGTATAATTCAATGCAAAGAAAGTAGAAGGTAACCACAAACCCGATTCTTTTGTTTCAGAAGCAAGTTTTACAATTTCTCCATATTTCTTTAATATTTCATTTTTTGTAGGAACTTTGATACCTACTTTAGATTTTTTTGCCATATTTGATTATTTATTGTTTCTTATATTGTACACAACCATAAGCTCCGAAATCGAATTTAGAACTTCCGTTCTTTTGTCTTTCCATACAGGGATAAAATTTACAGTCTAAACAAGATCTTAATCCTTTATACCTAAACCCCTCTACATTATTTGGTATACCTTTCCTACCTTTTCTTACATAAGGTCCCCAGTATATATTGGATAACTCTAGATTATAAGGATCTTCATCTCTATATCTTATACCATAATTCTTATTTGGTTTGTATTCACCCTTAAATACTTCTAATAATATTTTAGGTACTGATAAAGAAATCCTCTTGTTATTTATATCCATTATAGATATTCTTAACTGATAACCAACTAGCTTAGGTTTTAATATCCTATTAGGAGATCTAGATTTCTTATTCTTTATGTATCCTTTTTTGGAAATATAAAATCCATTAGAACCTGGTATTAACCTATATTCTTCTGATTCCATAATGCTTAATTCTGGTGTTTAAAGTAAAAATGGTTGAATCCATGAATAGAACCCAACCATTTTACAGAAACTTAATTTATTAACTCTTAAATATCAGACTTATATTTCTTAGCTTTTTTCTTCTTTAAATCTTTATCTTTTTTATCTTTGCTTTTTAGTTTTTTCTTTTTAGGTTTATCGTCATCTTCATCTTCTGATGGATCTTCATTTAAGAATTTTCTAAGTTTATCCTCCAACTCATCATAAGAAAGAATATGATTTCTTACTATTCCCTCCAAATCAATTGTACCTCGGTATTTCTTATCAAGTTTCTTTTTCTGACATGGTGATACAGTATATTTGGTATCAGTTATACCTTGACCTGATCTAGTAATTTTAATATCATATCCTTCAAGATCATCGGTCATATCTCCCCACTCATCTTCATCAAGATACAAATCAATAATATCTTGATAAACACCAGAAGATACTTGATAAGCTCTATCAATTTGATCAGGATCTATTTCTCTACCTTTATCATCTTTATAACCAATGCCACCAATTATATATTTTCTTCTTGGTACTAATCTCTTTGCAAGTTCTTTGTCATCATCATCTGAAGATTCTTTTAATTCCTTATATTTTTCCATTATAGGACAGGGTTCTTCAAATGTAGATGGTGATATTACTCCACCTAATTCCTTGCCCAAATAAAAAGTTATCACCTCTAACCCCAATTCTTCATCTTCACCCGGAGATTTTAAACGGATTCTAGTAATACCTTCTTTCGGAAATATAATTCCACCACCATTACCTCTGCTTTCAAGTTTCTTTTTCCTTTCAAGCATTTTCTCCTTAGCAGTTTTACCAGAAGAACTTAATTTCTTTTTCTTTTTTTCTATCATTATTTAATATTGTTTTCGTAATAAGCTACTTCATTCAGAGATAATACTTTCAGATCAAATCCGGGTAATTCTATATTATCAGGAGTAATTGTTTTACCAGCATAATTACCATAAGTAATAATTACACCTATACTAAGCTGATCTTTCATATATTGAAAATCTTCTGATAAAGGACCAACTTGAACTAAAACTCCTCTTCTTGGTACATCCTCCTTATCTCCTGCAGGGATAATTAAACCAGATTCTCTAACAACATCCTTATTAGATATTGCAATAACTACTTTATCAGTCGGAGGAACTCCAATTTTTTTAAGTTTTTCATTTACAGCAGTTGCAGCTGTTACTGTCATTACAGGTAATTTCATATTCATTTAAATTTTGTAATTATTAATAGTTATTATTGGTTCTCTTTTCTAAGGTTTGCAGATATAGTTCTTAGTATGTTTTCTCTATTTTCATAAGCTCTACATATACTTATAAGATTTTCTACTATATTACTTATTTTTTGCCACTTATTATATATAGATATGTATTTTTTATTAGTATTAGCCTTATGATTTGCTGTATCATTGTTCATTTTACTATCTGAAGATTTATAGTATAACCAAGCTTCAGAATAAGCAATTTCTTTTTCCCTGTCTAGTTTATCTCTTTCTTTTATATATTTATTCTTTAGCATACATAAAAAAGCATAACTAGACGGAGAATCTTTTAACTGAGAATTAATTATAGATTCATTTATAGATAATTCTTTAGTTATATTTATCCTTATTATTTTTCCCTGATACTTTACTTTTAATATATCAGATTTTATGGTTTTAATACTTTCTGTATCCATTAAGCTATCCTCCTATTAATAAATCTCTTTTGTGCTAATTCATATTCTTCCTTAAAAAGATTAGGAAAATCTTTAATCTCTATACCCTTGAATTTCTTATGTTCTTGCATATACTCCTCAACTGAGAAATCTTTTTCTAACATCTTCCTATAATCATAACCAGGTATAAAAGGTAACTCTTCTGCCATTGATCTACCAATAGTGAAATCCATAGACATATCTACATCATTGATTTCAAATCCAAAGTATTCTTTAGTTTTTGGATTACGACAAGTATCCCATATCTTATGTACAGTCCATACATTTATATCCTCTGGTATAGGATTATAGTATACAGCATCATGTACGGTACATACTTCCTTTAAGAAAGGAAATTTACCTTGTCTCATATCCCAATAATTAAGTATAGATGCAAATAAAGTCATATCAGATGCTGCTGATTGACATGGCATATTTACTGCCAACCTAACTGCATAAGCAGCTTCTGAACCGTCATCTGAATATACTTGGGGTAATCTACGTTTTCTACCAAATAAAGATTGTACAAATCCATGTTTAATAAGGAATTTCTCTTGTTTCTTCATGAATTTTTTTATCTTTGGGTGTAATATAAAAAATTCATCTAGTTCTTTTTGAGCTTCTCCTGGTGTTACTATAATACCTTCTTTTGGGTCAGATAATTTTACGGCTAACAACCTTGCTTGAATACCATATATAATACCGAAAGCAACTTGTTTAGCTTGTTTTCTTCTAACTTTCCAAATTTTCTTATCGGGATGATCATCTGATTCCATTATCTCCAAAGCTTCTTCATAAGATACTCCATATTTTTTAGCGGCTATAGCTAAGTGAGGGTCTTTACCTTCTCTAAAAGCTGTAAGATAAGTCTCATCTCCAGATAAATGAGCCATTATTCTTAATTCTGCCTGAGAATAGTCTAATGCCATATATAAAGTTCCTGGAGGAGATATTAATTGTTTTTTAATATTAGGGTCTACAGATGTTTTAGGTATTTGTTGCATATTGGGTTCAGAAGAATTATGGTGTAATATACCATTAGCCACAAATTGATGACAATCTTTTATGGATAGATCATAAACATCTTGTTTACCAATTGGTCTTATACTTTTGATAGATACTTCTTTAAACATGATATTATCACTATCATACTTTAATAATTTTATATTATTAATAATACTTTGATAATTGTTGTATATTTCCCTTAAAGTTTTAGTCCCATTATTAGTTATAAATTTATGATCTAAAGTACATTTTACTATAGTACCATCCTCTAGTTCTACTTCATACATCTCATCTATTCCCTTATATATGAACTTATATATATCTTTCCAACCTTCCTTAGTCATAGCTTTAAAATTTTTACCCTGATCTAAAAGATTACCTATATCTTTAATAGGAAAATTTCCTAGGTTAGTTAATACTAGTGAATCTCCAGATAAACAGCTCAATCTGCCCGAGGTGGTGCCGATAATCTTATATTGACCATGTAAACAATCATCATCCTGAACTTTATCATGCCAACCTTCTATAAAAGTAGTATACATTTTTTGTACACCTCGATAATCTAGAAGATTGTCCAAGAATATTGCTTTTGGTGAATCAGGTTTTTTTACAGTTAACCTTAATTCTTTTAAAGTATCTTCATCTGTTGATGGTTCTCCCTTATCCGTGTATTTATTTATTGGAAATCCAAATCCTTCATCCGAGAATAATAAAGATTTTAGTTGTGTTGGTGATCCTAGATTTAAGGGTTCTATTAATTGCAATTCCTTTTTAGTTGTAAATATACCAGCTTTTATATTAGATATTTTATTTTCCCTAGAATCTATCTTCCTTTTATCTTTAGGATTATTATAATCAAGTTCTTCTAGTTCTTTTTCAATACTCTCAATATAATTATTTACTCTTGATTCTATCAACTTTCTAGTATATTTTTTAACTTTAGAAATATCTAAACATTTATTCTTAGCTGATTCAAGATTTGTTTTATATTCATGTAACAATTTCTCATTAAATGTTCTATCTAGGTATAAACCATTCTTTTCTGCTTCGGTTAATACTAAAGAAGCTGGCATTATTAAATTACGATATAGAGAATATAATCCAGTATCTATCAATTTCTTCTCGAAAAATAACATCAACCTAAAAGTACAATCAGTATCTAAACAACCATATTTTGATAAAGGTTCTAAAGGTTTTTTATCCCAAGGTAATTTATCCAGATTATTTTCATTTTGATATCCTGAAAATTCTGGTAAATACCTAGTGACCATTTCCTTTAATCCGTTAGGTTTCTCTTCATTAAGAATATATTTTGCTAGCATACCATCTAACATTCTACCTGCAGGAATAATATTATACTTTAACCAAATCTGATTATCAAATTTAATATTCCAACCTACTTTAGTTAACTTTAAATCTTTATTCTCTATTAATTTTCTTCCTATATATTTTAATTCTTTCTTCCAGTTATAACCTTTATCACAATATTCTTTAGTTTCGAAATGATCTAAAGGTATAGCTATACCAGAACCTGCTTGAAAGGTTATTGATAATAAAGTAGGTGTAAATACATCATTATATATTGGTTGAGCATTAGTTTCAAAGTCATAACAACAATAACCAGTACTCAGGCAAGCTTTTACCAATTTCTTTACATCTCTGTGATTTTTTGCTATATAATATCTTGAGTACATATAATACAAATTAAGGGAGCAATTATTGCTCCCAAGTTATACTTAAGTTATTTCCTTTTCATTTCACCAATTGAGGATTTTAATTTACCCCAATCTTTCTTATAAGAATGTAGAGAATCTATAGTATGATATAGATAACCGGGTTTTACTTTAACTCTATTTGCAATGTATACCATAGTAAACCATGCAAGATATACATCATTACCGAAGTGAGTAATAAAATCTGAAGATCTTTGATGATAACATATATTCAATTGTTCTTCTCCGTTTGCATTTTTACGAATAAGGAAGTCATAATACATAGAACAAGGTATACGTTTACTACCATCATAGTATTCGGTATCTTTATTTTTAGTATCACTATTAAAAATAGGAAGTACAGCTTTACGAGTATCATGATCTTCTATTAATAACTCTATTAGAGGTTCTATTGCATAATACATTCTTTCGCTATAAGTATAATCAAACTTACCATCTACTAAGAATTGTTCCCAAACATCCTTACGTAATTTCCAAGCATTACCTGGATTAAGGGGGTAACCCATTAATCTTTCTTCTAATTCAGCATGTGCCCATTGTTGAGAGTTAGTATGAATAAATAACCAATTTGCGTCATCTAAGTGAGTTAAACAGTACTGTTCACATATTAATTCCTTAGTAACAAAATCATCATTATCTTCTATTATCTGATTCTGATAAGTTTTGGGTTTAACTTCTAAACCCATTTCCCATAAATTACGTCCAGTTTCAGACATTAACTCATAAGCATTTGAATAGATTCTCATTTTTCTTTCTCCTTTCTTTCGATTAATTTCTTTAAATATTTTCTTCTTTGTGATAAAGTTATACAGTTTTCTGGATATTCTATATCTAGTTCTCCATCAAATATACATAGATCTTTTGCTAATAACGGTGTATATTTATGATTAAATGCTTCTGGATTAATACATTTAGCAGCTCTTAAGAATACTTTGTATTTACCAAAAGAAGTAGGATCTTCCTTGAATTTAGTTAATGTTTTTAATGCTTGATCTTTCCATACTTTATCTGTTGATTCTTTTATGAAAGGTTTTACATTCTTATGAGAGTTATACATTAATAAAGTTTCTGTATTACAGTACATTTGTATAGTATATAACTGTAACATAAATGATTGATCTTGACCATATATGTATTCTCCCATACGCTGAACTAATAAGAAATCAAATATTAACCTCTTAGTTATTTCAGAAGATCTTAATACCATAGTTATTGTTGGTATATCATCACCTATTTTTCTGGAGAATACCGCTGATAGTAAACAGCCTTTCCCATTATCGTGTTTATTATCAAAACTATAAGATAGATTATAATTTTGGTTATATTTAGATTGGAAGTAGCGAACTTTTGATCTTAATAAATCTAATTTATTTAAGTCTAAGTAATTATTTACTAGCAAAGTCCATTTCTGTGATCTATAGTTAAACATTTTACCATAATCAAAGTTAGGATCAACCCATGCTTTTCTTATTTTCATAAAAACATTATATACTATAGATATACCAGAATTATAAGATGAATTTTCATCGAATACTTCTTTCGGTTTTGATAAGAAGTATTCATTTATCTTTTCCCAAGCTTCTTGAGATGTAGCAAACTCAAAAAGGTGGCAAAGCATATTACCACCTTTTCTTTTATCCTCTTTCTTTAGTTTCATTTAGTATTTTGAAGCAATTCTAAATTGGTTTACTTTATTCTTTTTAAAATACAGATAGTATATTTGTGAAGAATCCATACCTAATAGAGCATAATAACCCATCATATATACAAAAGCTTCTACCAATTTTGATTGATATAAAGATTCATTTGTCATTACACCTGATTGCTTCCAAGGTTTATTCTTAAGACAATTACGTGATATATTAAGAGCATAAGTAACATCCCATAATACTTTACGAGAATTATCTACTAAATCCCAAGAATAAACTTTACCTCCAGGGAGATATTGTATTTGTTCTTCAGTTAGAGATTCATCAATAAGATATACTTTCTGAGAATTAAAATCATTTTCATAATAATCTCTGATATTAATCATTCCCAATTGCATTGATAGATGTATAATATCTTGTGATTTAGTATCTATCTGAGTATAAGATATGGGATAAGTTTCTTTCCATTTCTTAATCACCCAACTTTTAATATCTTCTGGTTGAATATTAGCATATATTAGAAGTTCTACCATGAAATGAATTGCATCTGCCTGTTCTTCATTTAGATTTTGAAGATGAGATATCATTTGATCATAGGTTTCTATATCCATAAGATCAAGATTCATCCCTACTTTCTGTATCATTTCATGAACCAATAAATGTGATTCATAACCTTCTGCTAATTCTTCTGTTACACGACCAGTAAAATCTTTCAAAAGAACTTGAGAACTCTTAGTATTTACATCTACAGGATATTGAGGTAACCCCTCTATACCTATATAATGATCTAGCAATATTTTTTGTAACTCGTATATCTTTTCAAGAAATTTACCATTTTCTACTATCTCTGGTTCTTCTTTAATATCTCGTATATCCATAACTTTATAATTTACATTAATATATTTTGGGTACTGTATTTTACAAATACTGATTTGGTTCATTATCTACATATTTATCATATAATGATTTTAATATCCATCCAGCATATCCAGCTACTACTGAAGTTATAGCTAAAGCTACTGATACCCACCAGGGTAATAAATTATACATAGTAATAATTAACACTACTACTGCGATAATAATCGCCCAAAGAATCAATTTCTTTTTCATAACTTTGTTTTTTAGTTTAACATTAATCGTTTTTCATACTTCTGTATATATCTCTAGCATCTTGTCTAGTTATTTCGAATTTAGCTATCACTTTATCTAGGATTTGTTTTTTCTCAAAACCTTTTCTCTTAAGTGACCTAATATATTTCTTTGCCCCTTTTATATCTACTAGAGTATCTAAATCTTTAAACCTATTTTCCTTTTCTATATCGCTTCTCTTTTTATTTAATGATTGAGCAAAACATATAGAACATAATTCAGAATCTCCACATTGTTTACATTCTGAAGTAGTGAGATCATATAGTTTACCAAAACAAGGATCATTTTTAGTTCCCAATACATCTACAGAAGATAAAGGTTTAAATATATCTTGTTTGGATAAATCTATCTCTTTCTGTCTTTTTTTTACTGGTTTATCTTTTTTCATACTTCCTGAATAGTTAATCTTATATCTGGATATTCCTTTGTATTTATAGGAATATCATTCATAAGGGATAATATATCATTATACAATAGGTCAATTGTTTTATTATGTAGCATTATACTATCTTTAGGTATTTCTTGATAAAACTTTAATTGTATCCCAGAATAGAACAATATATTAAAACTAGTATGTAAAATATCTACGTCAAATTCAAATTTTTCATTTAAATCATCTGAGGTAGTTTCTACTTCATATTTTTTAGATACCATTAATACTAATTTAGAATCTAATCTGAATAAGTGACTTCCTATATTTAAATTTACTTCCATTATTTTACTGTATTAGGATGATTAATATGTAACAATGATGGTTGATATTCTTTTTGACCATTAGTATTTACAGTTAAATAAACTTTCTTAGTCTCTATCAATTTCATAACTTCTTCTGGTGATAATTCCCAACAAGTAGTAACTAATCCTGATTGTTGATTTACTAATGCAGGTGTAGTACCAGCAATTTTAGCATTGCTTCCTTCAAAATCTATTGCTCTCATAACTTAATTATTTAATTGATTAATTCCTGTTGATGATTCTTCTAAGATTGAACCTTCCCAAATGTAACTTTCTTCCATGGTTTAATTATTTTATAATTTGTTAATATATAATAGGATATAATAGATCCTTATTCTATTTGATATTCTTCTGCATAATCCTGACCATATACTATTTTAGTATATAAATCTTATTGATATGAAGAAAGATATTAAAGCAATGATCTCATATCTTAAAAAAGAAATTGAGATAGTAGAATTTCAATCTTCTGATATAGAACTAAAAGATGGTCAGTATAATAAGACTTTAGTTAATCTTCAGAATAGATTAAGATTCTATCAAACACAATTAAAGCTTAAAACCTAAGGAGAGATAAACTTATCTCTCCTTCTTTGTGAGTGTAACGAACAAAGATTATAATGTATAAAACCTTTCCTTCGGAAAGTATTAATTGGACACTGTCCAATTAATATGTAGGTAGTTTACTACATTATATTTATACGGTGTGTTGTATAAAGATTGTGGTTACTATTATCTTTAGTACAGTTCTAAATGCAACTAAATATTTTATAGAACTCTTTCTAGTGTAAAACGAAATACATATCTTTAAAACCTATATACTTGTCTCGAAAGATTTTTTCAAAACTAGTCAAATATTTAGTTGCATTTAGAACTAATATTCTTTATCTTTTACATTTTAGTATTATTACTTTTAGATTCTCTTTAATATAATAATTCTTACGGTGTCTAGCATGTCTAGATAAATATCTTCCATTATAACATATATCATCGTAATAAGTTTTCTTCTTAGATTCATGAGTTCTTACTAAACGACCAAGAATTTGAATTGCCCTTTCATTAGAATCTCCTGAACCAGCATTTTGTAAATACTTTAATAATGGAAAATTCTTACCTCTAGAAACTATAGAAGTAGAAATAAGGATATCTATCTTTCCACTTCTAAAATCCTCCATTATCTTATTCCTTTTCTTAGTTGGAGTATTTACATGAACACAGGCAATATTATATTTGTTTCCTAGTGCATTATTATAATATTCATATAGAAATTCACAGTGAGAAATAAATTTAGTTACTACTAATGCTGGTAATCTTCCATAGGCAATATTATATCTCATTCTTTGCAAAGATATTTCCCAAGCTTTTTTATTAGAGGTTATCATTTTATCATATTCCTCTTGATAATCTTGGTAATCCTCTTTGGGTTTAAATTTGGTTGGTACCATCTTCACTATTACTGGAGTAGAATATCCTTTCTTTATCATTTCAGATAATTTAACTTCTACTAGTTTATCTCCAATAAAAGAACGTATATTCATATTATGAACTAAATCTTTTTTTAACTTACTCATATAAATTGTACCAGATAAACCTATACGGATACGAGTATTATATAGATGTTCTATTACTTTCTTATAGGTATTATTATCTATAATATCGGCTTCATCGATTAAAACCATATCTATCTTGGATAGTTCTGATTGATAAGATTTTATATTGCGTGATAAAGATTGTACCATTGCAATTGAAAATTGATTCCACCCAAATACTTTACCTCCTTGAACAAAAGTTAATTCTTCTTTCGGTATTAATTCAGGAAATTCTTGTTGTGATTGCTTTAACCAATCAGAATCATTGGTTATTAAAAGTGTCTTTAGTTTCTTATTGAACGAGTAGTACAATGAAGCCATGAGTAAAGACTTACCAAAATTTACAGCTAAATCCCCAACACCAATCATAAATGGAACCCCTCCAATTCGGTTTCCTAAAATTCCTGCTAGAGCATATTTTTGTTCTACTCTTAGTACTTTATCTCCTATATGATGTGGAATACTAGGAACTACATTTAATTTAGGTCTATTATCTATAACTTTTACTTCTTCACCTAATTCTTTACACCTATTATATATCATAGGTAATAAACCTATTTTAAATTTACCATCTTCCCTGATATAATGAATTTTACCATCCCAAGTATTTCTTCCTTTTTGATATCTCATTAAATGAAACCAATTAGGATGTTTAATCTCAAATTCATGATATAATTTGTTCAACAATTTAAGCGGCCCATCTAGAACCGCTTGATTACAATTAATAATGGTTATCTTTATCATGATTACTTTTGTTTTAGTTTATTCCAAAAATCCTTTTTATTCTTAGGTTCTACTGAAATGTTGTGAGTAAATAGGTATTTATTTAATCTTTCTCTTGCTTTATCAGTAGATAGTTGTTCTGGTGTAGGTATTCCATTACAAAAATCTAATGCTGCAAATTGAGCATCTATAAAGGTTTCATAATCAACCCCGAGATTATCACATAATTGTCTAGCTAAAATAAAGGATCTCATCTTTTCAGGTATATTATCTAATCTTTCATATATACCAGTCCTATCTGCTATTTTATTTACAAATAAGTTGTGCATTTCTAGAGTTCCTTGAATATTAGTATCATTTCTTAGTTCTTCTTTAGATTCATATTCTCTACAAATAGTTTCATACATACTTATTAATTTAGATATATATGAACGCATAGAAGAAATTTTACTTAACCCTAATTGCACATATTCTATATAACCTTCTCTTTTAGGTAATTCGAATTCTTTAGAAAACTGATTAGCTAATTTTGATAAATTCTTTACTTGTAACCAATCTCTATCATTTTGAGTTATTTTTTTCACACCTCTATGTTTTAACTTAATCCTAACAGAATATAATATATCTGCCATCATAGAAGTATCACCTTTATTTGATTGGGTTACTTTTTCTGTTATCTTCATAAGTTTATCATTAGTAACCGTTACTGAACGATTATCTAAAGAATATTTCCTAGCTTCATTGAAAAATCTATCGGTATCTTCTATACCAAATTTTTTAATTAAAGCTAGGAAAGTTTTCTTATCTATATGTATACTTGGATTTCTCATTTTATTTCTAGTATCCTCATTACACCATATATTACATTACCACCATCAGCAAATGATTTACCTCCAAATAAATTTACTAAGGGTTCCCTTACAACTAAGTAGTATGTACCTTTGGACGATTGAATGCAAAAAGTAGCTTCTTTATCAACCTTTAGATTTAAAGTACCTATATTACCATTTACATATTCTACTTTAAGTGTTCTATATTCTTGTTCATGGGTTGTCCAAATTTCACCAAAAGGAAATAACCAACCTAATAAACAGATAATTGCTACTACAATTAAACCTTCAAAACCGTGTTCTAATAAAAAATTTTTCATATCTTATTTAATTTATATATTTATATGTATATAGGAAATCCTAGATCCTTATTCTATAAGTTGAGTTTTAGCTTATTTAAGTCTTTCTTAGTTAAATACCTAGATGAATATATTAATTTCATAGTTGCTTTCTTCCCTAAGTCATTAGCATCCTTTCCTTCTGGAAAGATTATAAGTTTGACTTTCTTATAATCAATCAGTTTATAGGCTAAATCAACTGCTTTATCTATTGCATCTGAATCTAAGCAAAGAATTATTCGTTTAATAGGTGATTTGATAATTTCATTTATTTGATATCTAGAAACAAACTTACCACCAGAAGCAATTGCTTGATCTCCAATAGTTTCTGCATTAAATACTCCTTCACATAGGTATACCTTCTTATATAGATATAGAGCATCTTGATTATACCATATAAATGATTTACCTAACCCTGTAATATTGGTATCTGGATTATTATACCTTGGTCCTGATCCCATAAACAAACGTGCGTTGTAATATGTGAGAGTTCCTTTGTTAATGAATGGGATGATAAGATAGCCGAGATATTTTCCAACGGTTCCATAGCCCCAACCTTTTTTTGAAACACTTTCAACTGAGAATCCTCTTTTTTTAATATATGATCTAGCTGATTTAGCTATAGTGGATTCTCCAACGGAGATATTTTTGAATCCTTCTGGTAAATAGACTTCTGTTGCAGTTTTAAGCTCAATTCTTTCTTCTTTGTATTCATAGCCTTCAAATTCATTTGAGTTATTAATATATTCCCTTGCTTGATGAAAATCCAGATTTTCTAATTCCATTATTACATCTAAAGGACTTCCATGTCCTCCACATACGAAACAATTGGACTTATTTAAACCTATATGAATTCCGAATTTCTGATTCTTACCACAAAAAGGACAATCTAGTTTTAACCATCCATGTTTATATTCATGAGCTCCTAACCTTTTTATAAAGTAAGCTTTTAATTTACCCTTGAATTGTGAATTAAACCTTCCCATGATTATATATCTCCTTTGGCATTCTTATCTATGGATTTAGCATAAGGATTAGGTTTTTTCTTTTTACTTAATTCCTTATCTAATTTAGAACCATACTGCTCTTCGTATAATTTCCTTTGCTCTCTAGTAAATTCAACCATCCTTTGCTTTTCTACATCTATATTAAATAATGCTCTTCCACTAGGTTTACCATCTCGTTGAACTACTACCTCAAATCTTTGAATGTTATTCTCCTCTTCTTCTGGAGTAGAATTTAAACCATATACAGCTTGAGCATTTCTTACTATTGCTATAGAACCGGATATATCAGATTCTTCATATCTAGTTTCTTTATGTTTTGCAGCTTCTCTAGTTACATGATGAGCAGTTATAATTACATCTAAATCTTCATCAAAAGCTAAATTCTGTAAATCTATGTATACATCAGATATTCTTTCGAAATCATCCTTAGCTCTAGATAATGATGCAAGTTTTCCAGCATAGTCTACCATCAAAACTCTTATATCTATACCCATCTGACGAAGATCATGAATCTTTTCCCGTATAAAATCAGTAGTATCATTTAAAGCTATTGCTCTTTCTACTACAAATTCTACACCTAATCTTTTATATTTTCTCATATGTTTTTGTTCCAGAGAATCATATTCACCCGATAACATATCTAGTTTGGTTTTATTCAAAGTAGATTGGACCATACGACTCATAATTTGTTCTTTACCATTTTCTGTATCTATATAAAGAACACTCTTTTTCATTCTAAGATAACCCCTTGCAATATTAATCATTGTAAAGGTTTTCTTAGCTTTTGCTTTATCTAATAAAACTACTACGGAACCTTTAGTCCATCCTCCACCATTGGTTAAATCATTAACTTGTTTAAAAGGTGTAGGAATCACTTCACTATTTGATTGTCTTTCGAACTGTCGTTTGACAGTATCCCTTACCATTAATAAAGGTATTTCTTTTTTCTCAGGTTTTGAATCCTGTAATATTTTTGATATCCTATTATTATATTCTTCATACTGAGTAAAATCGTCTAAATCAAAACTCTCATTTAAATTCTTCATTTCTACATAAGTTGAGAATTGAAGGATTTTGTTCTTGATAAAATCAGAATCTTTTAGAGGTTTAGTATAAAGATCATCTACCAACTTCATGATATTAGGTACATCATCCTTAGTAACCAAATCTATATAGGATTTACTTTCTAGCAATTCTTTTAATGTTTGTTTTAATATTGCTTGTGAAGGTATCCTTTTATTCTTCTTATGAAATTTAGATAGACCCTCGGCAATTAAAGAATGCTCTATTAAAGTTAAATAACTGGGTTTTAATTTCAGGAGATATATACTACCTTCTGGATCTTTGATAATAAACCTAAGTATTTCTAATTGAAATTCTGGTAAAAAGCTGAATTTGTTCTTATCTTTCATACTTCTTATATATTTAATGCAAGTAGATAAAAATAGTTCCAGGGTGTACCGGAAATAGTATCCACAGAAAAATTTTACATCTAAGGTGAAGTTTTCTACCTTTCTTCTTCTATATTTTCTATTAGTTTATTATATTTGCATTGTTAATTTAAAAACAAATAAATATGAGTGACGGTAGTGAATTGCATAGATTAAAAGAAATGAAACCTTATGATAATGAATTGTTCATGAGGTTATTTAAAAACATGAAACCTCTAATGAGAAAATTATCTAGGAATGTAGATGCAAGAAGGTTTAATGTTACACCGGATATTATTTTATCTTATTTTTATGACAAATTTATATATGTTTTTAATAAATATCAAGGTGAATATGAAGAAGAGAGGTTGAAAGCTACTTTATTGAATTCTCTTGCTACTTTTAAGAATAGATTATTAAGGAATGCTTATGGAGATTGGGCAGAATATAATCAATCACTTGCTAAGTTAGATGAATTATTTGATGATTCTAAAGAATTTATTGATGATTCTGAAGAAGAAATGATTAAAGAAGAGCAATTAAATACTTTATATGAGTACATGAGAAAACATTTAGATCCTGATGTTTACTTGTTATTCCAACTTCAAATGGATCCTCCACCTTTTATAAGGGCTAAACTTAAAACAGAACATAGTAAAATTTCTATTGTAAATATATTGGATTTCTTCGAATTACCAAGAACTAAAGTTAATTATGATATGATTTCTGAATATAGGAAAGATATAGAATATTGGTTAAGTAGAGCAATGGTAGATTTAAAACATAAAAATACCCAAGAAGATAATTAAACCTTCTTGGGTAGAATTGGATTGAGAATGAGAATTAAACCATTGTCCCTATGTTTAATCTAAATATAATAGTTTTACCTAGAGTTATTCAGCAACATAAAAATTTAAGTAAAATCTACCTTGAATTTTTGCCCAATAATTATTCCAAAATTCTTTATTATTTTGGGGAGTTAAAGGGAATCCATCTATACTAACTGGATCAACTACCATGCGATAATCCTCTATATATTCTACACTGTTAGAACTACCATTTTTCCTTAACCCTATATAACTTTGAAAATCAAAGAAAATACCAGTTAAAGTATTAAGATGAGGTTGAGAATAGGATAATGTGAAAGGAAAATGTTTACTAAATATATTACTACTATCTTCAAAAGTTAAATAACCATCCCATTTAAAATCTTCTACATAATATTTATTATTTAGATTACCCCCATAACAGTGTAAATATTCGGTTAATTTATCCATCATTATACCAGAATTTTCTACAAAATATTTTCTTATTATAGGTGTTTGTACTGGAACTGATTCATTAGGTATTTTGAAATTATAATAACCCATATAACCGTATACTTCATATTCTATAAATCCAGCTTTATGTTTAGTAACTTTAGCCCTTTCTATTTTAAAGTATAGATCTTTTAAAGAAATATTTGTAGGTTGGTTAGCCGTAGTTTTGACAGCAGTTTGTTGTATAGCTGTAGGATTTTGAGTATGAGTATATATACCTAATAATACTTTTGATGAATTACCTCTAGTTATAAGGGATTTTAATTCTTCTAAATTTGAAACCTGAGTATTGAATACTTCTAGTACTTCTTCTACTTCATCAGGATCCCACTTATAATGATATGGTACACACCATCTATTCATCCAAAATTGAGGATTAATTCGGCTGCTGCTCATAATAGAGGGTAAATCGGTATCTTTATTCTTTACTTCTTTATTTACAGTAAAGAATGTATATAAACCGATGAATACTTCATTTGGTTGATTCATTTTATCATAGAAGTTAGTATCATCGATTTGAGAGAAATCAGTGAACCAGTTTTTAAATTTTTCTTTTTGTAAAGTACATATCCTAGTAAAATTACTACTTGAAGAAGAAGTAGCAGAACCCATACACCATGCTGCAACTCTAAATATAGTAGCAAAAGGAGAAGCAGAAGGTTGATAGTTATGATAAGCAGTTATACATAAACACCAATTACATACTTCATTAACATCAGTATGGTTATTTAACTCTGTCATAAAATCTTCAGGTAAATCTATAGTAATAGGTTCATCTACTAAAGTTAATATACCATCCAAAGTTACTACTGCACCAATTATGGGTTTAAAAGCCCCTGATTCCTGATTTAAAAATCTAATATCAGATATCTGATTATACCAATCATTAGGATTGTTAGTATATATATCTTTTAAATCCTGAAGAGTTTTAGGTTGGTTGGTATCTAAGGTTACAGTACCATTAGCTAAATCCAAAGTAACTTTATCAAAACCATATTGAGGACCAACACCATTTAGAATAAGTCCTTGTTCAGCAGACTTCTTAGACTTAATTTCTGACTTATAGTCAAAATATCTTTCTTGTGCCATTATCTTTCAAGTTTAGAGGTTACATAATCATTGATATAATTTATACCTTCTACTAAAGCTTTTACTAGTTTAAGGTTAATATTATCATCATTCAACATCTTTACATCATTTATATTATCTTGGAATAACCATTCTACTAAACAAGCATAATAATTACCCATCAATACAGTAAAGTTTTCATCTTTATCTCTATCACCTAAACTTCCACCATACCTATATTTTATTATAGAGTTTTCTGGGAATTGAGTATGAAGACCTTCGAATAGTTTTTCTGAAAATAAATCAGAAAGAGTTTTACCTTTTGAAGTCCAAATTTCTACGCCTGAAGCAGTCATCCATTTTATACCGTTGCCTGCAGCATTATTATGCAAACTTAGAAGAAATTTTGTTTCATCTCTTTCTATTTTTATATCGTTTGCAATTTGTTTTCTTTTAGAAAGTCCTATCTCATTATTAGATTGAGAAGTCCAATAAACTTTATATCCTAAAGATAATAACTCTTTCTCTAATAAAGTTTCTACCTTTCTACTCCATAAATACTCTAAATGAGAATCATCTGGTGATCTTTTACCTTTTACATCTTCCCCATGAGCTGGGTCTAAGATTATTACTAAATGTTTTTTCATTATTCTTCTAGTTTTTTGATATATTCTAATTTAAGCCCACTATAAAACAATTCTACTGATTGATCCATGTTAGAAGGTGTAAAATCTTCTTTGGGTATATAAATCTGATCTATCATTAATTGTTTTAATATCTTAGCATCATCGTAATCTATTAAAGAACTTAATGGTTTACCTACACATAAGAATCTAGATAGCAATTGGTTTATTTCAGCAAAATTGTTTTCTACTATCTGGGATACTTTAGTATGTACCTTTTCTTTATCATCTATGTGATTTTCCCATCTTATTCTAAGGATATAATACTTTATAAGTATAGAAGATCTATTTAAGGTTTCTCTTAAAATAGCATTACCTTCTTCTTTACCTATAGTCTTGTTCGATAGATTATCAAAATAAGCTAAAGTCTTATCAGAAGCCTTTTCTATTTTACCTATCCTCTTAATGGTAGTAACCATTACCCAGATTATTATGAGTATCAACATAATTACTATCACTAGAAATAATCCAAAGATTACTTTTAAGGCCCCATAATCAGATGCTGCTTGAGCCAATTCAATTGAAGTTTTAGCTAGAGTATTGGTAGTCTCAGCTAAATTAGTAGTTCCTTGCCAAATCATATATAGGTTATTTTTACATTAGTATCATCGAATGGTAAAACATTAAGAGGTCTAAACCGATTTAATAATAAATATAACCTTTTAAGTATGGCTTGTTTAGTTTCATTATCGTCATCATAAGTTGCCCAACTATCTGTAGTAAATATTTCTAAATCTACTTTACCACATCCTTCACAAGTGATAGTTCCATCGTATCCTTCTGAACTATCATATAATAACTCACTATCATAGTAATTAGATAATAGTGTAGGTGAATCACCACCAGAAGTATGATCATCTATTGATACTGCATCATCTCTATCTGTACCAAAACCATAATACTTAAGAAGTATATTATAAAAATCTAAGGTACCCCTTATTTTATATAGGGATATAGCATATTTTAATAATCTTCTTACATCGGCTTTTGGGATTTGAGATTCACTTACTACTTCAGTAATATTAGATTCAAAACCTTTTCCAGTAACTATAGCTCCATAAGAATAAGGTAATTTACCTAAAAATTCCCAAATATAATTAAGATATATTTCTGAAGTAGTGTCTATATCAATTATATCTAGAAAGTTATCAATTACAGGAGATATATCATCAGCAAAATATTCTCCACATACCTCTAGAAATCTTTCTAGGATACCCTTATTATTCCTTTTATATGAATCTTGCTCCCTGAAATAAGATGGGAGCAAGTCCATTAGCTTTCTTAAGTTTATCATATATTACACGGTTTCATTGATATTCATTGTAATATTGGACTTAGATGAAATTATGGGAATAGTGAAATCAGGTAACTCTTGATCTGAATTATTCGGTATAACAGTGAAAGACCATTGATCACCATCATTATAACTACCTGAAGTAGGGTTATCTAGTCTTATAGAGAAAGTATTACCATTATAATTGATTGGAGTAATTTCTCCTAAAGTAGCTCTAATAATAGTTACACCAGTATCTTGATCTACTATCAAGAATCTGTTAGAAGATTTAGTATAGGTTAATATTAGTGATATATTTTGTATTACTGAAGTTATATCAAAATAACCGATGTTCAGATATTGTACAGTGTTACCTATTCTCTGTGCCCAAGGTTTAATAAAGAGATTCTTTATAGATAAGAAATCTACTAGGGATAGATTATCTATCAAGGCATAAATATCTGATACTCTAACCGGTCTACCAATATCCGAGTTATTATAACTAAAATCTTGTAATAAAGCATCTACTACTTGATTGGCTATATCAGTAGCTCTGAAAGATTTTTTACCAGTAATATCCATCTTTATATATACTTCGGATACACCAGTAGGTAATACATTGATATTAGTAGTGATAACCTTTTTCTTTAATACAGTCTGATAAGCAGAATCTATTAAAGCTTGAGGAGCAATTCCTCCACCATCAGGTGTAATGTAAATATCAACCAATTTACCACATATATAATTTACATAAGCCTTATCTACACCAGGAGTCATTTTAGTAATTTCTTCATAATCCTCTTTAGTAATAGCTACTCCCAAAGTTCTTATACTCATAGGTAGATGTTCTTTTATCATTTCAAAAGTTTCGAAATTAGAACCAGCTACTGCAGGATACGGATTAGTTACTACTACTTGACCCGCTGGGCTTACTTCTGATGGTGCAGAAGTAATTGAATTAGCCTCTATATTCCCTTTATCACCTTTAGTTACATAATAACTACCTTTCAAAGTAAAACCTATTGAAGGCTTTGCCCCGTTTACACCATCACCAAATTTAATATAAGGTTGCATAGTAACATCCATTTCTACCATAAAATGTTTGTCACTTGGACCCGAATAAGCAAAAGTGGATACTAATTCCCATTCTATCCTATCATTAGCTGAATTTACAGCATATAAATTCATAGAACCCTCTTGATAATAATTACCTGAACCAAGGTCCCCTAAAGTAATAATCATATCTGGTGAAGTAACTACTCCGAAGTTTATATTATTTTTTAGTTCTTTCTGAGCTAATGGTACATTTATCCCATAAGTATCTTTTTCCCATATCACAGTTTTAGTAGATAAGAAAGGTGTACCATCTGCTGCAGTAAATTTAGTGTTCACGGGTATTTGTAAATCAGAAGCAATAGGTGTACCATCTGCTTTAGTTATATTTACATCTACTCTTGCTGCAGTTGCTGCTTTTACATGATAATCTACTAGTTTGGCATGTTTAAGTAGGGATGAATACCTTCTAGCTGTAGTAAAGAAAGTTTCTTGTCCCATATTATCAATATAATAATGTAATACTTCAGCTATAGCCGCAAATATACTTATAAGTATAATAAATATATTACCTTCACTAAAATCTGTAATTTCAGGAATTTTAAGCTTCAGATTACTGATAAGCTTTTCTTTTATCTGTTGATAAGATCTTTGTAGTGGTGTTAACCATTCATTACTTACGCTCATAGTATATTAATATTATTAGTTGTAGGATTATAAGAAAAATTTAAACTTTCTATGGATTGAGTATTTATTACTTCATATCTTAAATAAATATTTAGCAACCCGTTTTGCTTAGTTAATTTAGATTCTAGAAATTTTAATCTAGGTTCCCAAGATTCAATTGCTCCTTTAATAAATCTTCTTACTAGAAAAGATAAAGCCTGGGTATTGGGTTCCTCTAAGCATTCCCATACCCTAGTACCAAAATATTCATTTCTAAGCATTTGACCTATTTGAGTTGCAAGTAAAGCTTTCATATTTTGATTAATCAATTCTACTTTACCTCTTAGTATATACCAACCAACTTGAGGTACTAACCAACTTGGTCCACTATCTTGGAATTCAATTCTGGTTATTACAAATCCTCTAGCATTTCTTACTTCATGATAATCTACTAGGAAATAAAGTTTATCATCTGGATTATTCTTATCGTGTTCTATATCTACAGAATGATAGAAATAAGAATATCTAGTGGTAAAGTGCATTGGTACATGATATTTTTTACCTTGATGTTGTAGGTATAATCCTTCCCATTTACCAGTACCATATTGAGAATAAACTTCTAAGGTTATAGTACCAGACCAAATAATACCTTCTATATATGCACTATTATTTTCAGGTGTAGATTCTTCTGGAGTATTGGTTACTATATTCAGCCCTAAGTTTTTATTACTAAGAGTAGTATCCCCAGTAACATTATTATACTGAAAATAGGCATCCATATCACCACCTATATTAAAGCAACCCAGAAAGAAATTACCTAGATCGTATTTATAACCCATGTGAGTGGTAGGTTTCCTGGGAGTTAAGTGTATACCTTTCATTTCCACGGGTAAATCCTTCTCATCTATTAGATAATATTTACTATCTTTATTGTAAGAAACTACTATACCGTATTTATCTTCATCAGTTACGGTTATTGAAGGTATAGCAATATCTGCTCCCATATCTTGATCAGTACAATATTGTACTAATTGATCCTTATATTCTACCGCTAAATCTTCTATCGGTACTTTAAAATCAGTAATAATTAAATTGATTCTACCTGGGTAATCTAAATCAGCTAATTCTATAGTGAATTCTCCCATATATATTGGAGCCCATTCCGAATAAGGTCTACCTTTACCATCATTATATAATATTAGAGTATCACTTTGAGGATCTTCTATTATTACCTCTTGAAGAGTTCCACTACCAGACCATTCTGTATAATGACCGCTATGTACTTCTTTATTATATACTTCTACATCACCACATTTAATGCCCAAATACCTACCGGTAGTACTATTAGAAAATGCTGTAAACCTTAGCTTTATCGGTATACCAGGAATTATTTTGATAGTAGCATATCCACTTAATAATCCACTACGGCTGATATTAGAGTATTGAGCTAAAAGTATATAACTATATTGTTGTATAGTTTGAAATTTTGGACCATTTGTAGTATAGTAATCTCCCGGATCAGCTAACTGATGATAAATGATCTGAGTATCTGGTACAGGTGTAGGTGTAGGTATTTTACTATGATCTTCTACCCATTCTTGAGCTTTCCTATTATACTCATCCCCTAAGTAGTTATTTAATTTATTTAATTTCTCAGTAGGGAAATAATTAATTATTTCCCACTTAAAATATCTGGGATTAGGTTGTAATATTGGATTTCCATTAGAATCTAATTTAGTCTCTAATTGGATTGGGAAACCAGCTCCTGAGCCAATGGTTTGTATTTCGTTAAGATTCATTTTGGAGTATTTGAGTATTTTCTATATCTTCCATTTTGGTTTCAGTTATCTTTGAACTGGACCACCCTGATAAAACACTAAAAGCTGCTTTACCACCATCTTGAGGGACAACAGCAGAAGCAGCTTGAGTTATGGTTTGTTTTAAATTATTTAATTGTTTTTCTAAGGCATTTAATTTCTCTACTAGTTTATTGGTAAGTACTATACCTTGACCACCACCTTGTAAATTGATATGGATACCTTTTAAATTTATCTCTCCTTGCTTAATACTAAATTGGGACACTTCTTCACCCTTAGTATCAGCTATAATTATAATTAGTTCACCTTCATTATCTTTAAGATATATCTTATGTCCAGATGGAGTAACTATACCACAAGTATCTACATCTTTTAATTCTTCTGGACATTCCTTATCACCCCAACCATAGTAAGACCAAACTGGATATAATAAATCTCCATTTTCAAATTCAACCCATACAGTTTGACCTAAACTAGGTGTAATATATTTCATTCCACTGTTTGGTGATCCTTGAATAGAAGATGGGTATGCCCATTCTACACTTTCATTAGATACCGATGGAACTACTACTTTAATCCTACCGAGATTTTCAGGATCTTCATTATCCAAAACTATACCTCGATATTTAGAATAGAATCTTCCGATACCTTCTAATCCTTGTTGATTAAGATATTGTAAAGACATTATTTCGATAGTTTATTTCGTTCTTTAATACGTTGGTCATTAATATCTACTGAATCTTGAGATGAAGAAACTACTACTTTGGAAGAATCTTGATTCTTAGTAAGATCCTTAGCATTAACACCTACTTCTTGAGATACAGTAGCAAAGTTTTCATCTAATGCTGCTTTTTGTTGTATACTATATACGTAATCAGATAAAGCATCTTGAGGAGTATATCCACTTTCTACAGCTTTCTTTGCAGCTTCTTTAATCTTTTTCCAATTAGATATACCATTAGAAGGAGATACTTTAGAAGTAGTTTCGGAACTTAACTTTGGTAATCCTCTAACTATTAAGTTAGCAGTTACTATATATCCGGAAGAAGGATTTAATTGATGCCTTACTTTTTTGGTATACCATAATCCAGAATAAAGACTAGATATATTTTTTACCTCTATTATTCTACCAGATTCTAATTCTGGTCTTCCAACCACTTTAAGATCCATCACTAATTGTTTATCCTTATTACTATTAAGATGATTACTGTTCAGGATTTTTTGTAAATCTGAGGGTACTGCAGAATTAAATACAGAAGCTCCATCTAATTCTACATACATTTTAGTATCAGTTACTATCTTTAAGTAATTATAATGGTTAGCACCAAAGTCTTCTTCTCTGGTATGAGTTTCCCTATTTGGTGATTCACCTATAACAATGATAGATGGATTATTTCGTATTGCATCATTCCCTCTAGCATAAGTAGAATTAAAACCTTCATAATTATTAAAAGTAGAAGAAGTAACCGCTACTTGATTAGCATTACCATAATTGGCATCCATTTGACTATAATCTGGTTTATCTTCACCAACTATAGCTTCTTTAAGACTACCAGTTTTTGCATATTTATAAGGATCTACTTCATATACTACAGGTCTTACTACTGGTACTAAGAATTTACCCATAGAATTTATACCTATCAATTCTGATAAAGTTAATTCATTAGGATCACTCTTATAAGCATTAAGCTTTTGAGTAAAATCATCTTTGAATGCTGCTAAAGCATTTTCTATATCTTCAGGAGTAGCTTGATAATTCCGATTTAAATCCTCTTGGGTAGTTTTATAATCCTTAGCTGAATCTATTTTCTTTTGTCTAGCTTGATTGGGATCATCATTATATTCAGATATACCCTTTAAAGATCTTCTACCAGAATTCATAGCTTTTTTAGTATCATCATCTGGTCTTCTTAAAAGAGGTGGTACTGAATCTACATCTACGAAGGATTGATTCAAATGAGTATCTATCTCTTTAGTTTTAGGGTTTACTGTAGAAGATCTAGCTGCAGAAGTTTTTTTACTTCTTTTCTCTGTTTTTACTGAACAGGATAATAGTTCACCATTACCACCAGCATAGGTATAAGATGCAATTGGTTCTTGATTAAAATTTGGTGTATGTATGGTTATTTTATCATCTCGGGTATCTAAAGCAAAATCACCATTTAACATTTTAGTAAATGATTGTAATTGAGCATAAGCAGTTCTATCAGTACCATACAACATTTTATAATCAACTACTTTATTACTACCCACATAATACTTATTCCTATCTTCTAGTAATTTTTGGTTAACAGAAGTAGAATCACCGGATTTAAAAAATTCTTTGCCCTCAAATTCATTTTTTGCAGTAACTGAAGGTTGTTGTATTTCTACTCTAGCTTTTTTACCATTACCATATACAGCTTGATTCCATGGTGTAGCTACTACTAAACCTTTATCTACTTCATAATCTACTATTTGATACAGATATCTTCCTACTAGATTATTCTCCACCCACATACCAAAAGCTTTATTAGTATAATCTGCAGGCTTATTCTTTAGCATATCAGCAAGGTCAGTACACTTTATCACTATCTTAGTACCATTTTCATTAAAATCAGATTGATAATCTCTTATCACTACTTTACGTAAAGGACCTATATAAGCTGTACCATCTATATAAATCCATCCCCACTGTAATAACAGCAGGGATTGGATTTTCAAATCTGGTAAAGAAAGTACATCTGGATTATCACAATCCAAGGTTATTTCACAAGTATCCGATTTTTCTTCATTATATTCATACCAAAAATCACTAGTATAAGTACCAATAGGATGATTAGTTTTAGGGTCTATGATTACATTGCCCTGAGAATTAAATATGGATAGGTAAGGGGTACCAGACCCACCTTTTAAAACAGGTTTACTATCTTCCATATTAATCTCCTCCAAAAGGTATTAATAATTGCATTCCTGATACCACTTCTTCTATTGGGTTATATATATTATTTATATCTGCAATTCTATACCAAAACCCAGAATTACCATAATATTTAAATGCAATGGATTGTATTGTTTCACCGTCTAGTACAGTATGAACTATATCACTTGAACTTTTATTGTGTTCAAACTTAAATCTTTCTAGAGTTTGTTCCCCATTTGGGTATTCAACTATATAGGAATCTTCATAAGGACTTACTGACATTATTAACCCTCCATACTTAATTTACTTGCTACTCTATTATCGGGTTTTTGAATTATCTCATGGGTAGTATTATCCCAAGTAACTTTCTTAAAAGTTAAACTTTGAGTTGCTACATTAGGATATAAACCTAAATCCATAAAACCTTGGGTATCTCTTCTTGTACCTAATCTACAGGCATTTTGAAAATTAGATAACACATAAGAAGCATTAGTTAATACCCAATAATCATCCTGGAATAAATCAGAAGAACCCCAACTGATCATAAGTGCTGGAGGTGAAGAATTATATCCATCAGCTTTACTCCATGATTCTAATATCCTACATTTATCTATAACATCCCTACGATCTGGGTCCATAGCATACCAAGATATATCAAATTCTAAAGTATCTTCTCCACCAGTATACATCATAAAAGGATTATTCCTTCCCATGGATTTTACAGTTGCCCAAGAAGATTCGGGATTTACTTTAAGTTCTTGAGGTTTACCTTGAATAATTAAAGATTGGGGGGGTGAAGTATTTGGATTTATAATGATTATATTATTAGATATATTTTGAGGATTTAATTCATCAGCTTTATATAATGGAGTACCTTCCATTACTTGTTTTTTTACTAAAGCTTCTATCCTATCCCTTTCTACTGCTTGTAAATTTTCTGTAAATTTAGTAGTTTTTATCTTGGGATTAGGTGTAGGGTCTGAAGCTCCTTTAGAAACTTTTGGATGAGGTGATATTGTTCTGTTTAACAATATCTTGGCCCTCCATAATTTATTAAGAGGGCCATTTATTAATCCAGTATCACCGGATATATGTGTCTTTATTGGGATTGCCATAGTTATTTAATTCCAAGTTCTAAATCCTGTACAGGAGTATCAAAGGATATAGTACCTGTACCAACAGGATTTCCATTGAGGTGCATATTTACTATCATTTCTTTTCCACTACCTAAACCTACTGCCTGAGATAATCTATCTATTGCTGCTGATAATACTAATAACTGTTCTTCACTAGTTAATTTATCAGCTCCTCTAATATTAGAACCTCTATATCTTGACCTATTTACTAATTCGTTCTCGGTTGAAGGATCTAATATCTGATTAGTTTTTGATAAAGCTGCTGTATTAGCATCTGTAGATTCCTTATTACTTGATAAACCGCTTACAATTGAGGGTAAGAATGAAGCTATTAAAGTTAAAGCTACTCCCCATGGTCCTCCTATGAATCCAAGTAATCTACCGAGCAAAGTACCTATACCTTTCTTTGCAATACCTGCTCCAGCCATTTTAGCCATAGAAGCCATTGCAGCTCCTCCTAATATACCCTCTGCAGTTTTTTGAGATATACGAGATACACCAGTTGCACCTCTACCAGTTTGTTGATACCAACGACCATTAGAGAAAAATACACCATTACGTACTTCACTCCTACCTTTAGCCATCATAGTATTCATTGCTGCAGAAGCTCCTACTTTAGAACCTGCATACATAGCTATAGTTTGACCAGTAGCATTAGAAACTATACCAGCTTTTTGTTGAGCAATTATTGCTGCCTGCAGCATTTGATATTTTTCCGCAGACATGAATACTTGTGCCCATTGTTGTTTCCATACTAGCATCATATTCCTGAATGATACTGTAGAATCATTGAACAAAAGTTTAAATCCTGAACCTAAAGCCATTACTCCCATTCTTATGGTGAATAATACAGTACCGAAGGTTATAAATGAGGAAATAAAAGTACCTAATACTGGTGTAGCTAATATAGCTCTTATACCATCAAATATTACAGCAACAGTATTAAATATAGGAGTTATTACTGGAGCTATGGCTTGAGTATAAGTAGTTTGTATATTCTCAAAAGATGAAGTCATTTTATCAAGACCACCAGCAATAGTACTCATCTGTTTTTCCATAAGAGTAGCTGCATTCCCTTGAGAATTCTGTACTTGATTTAAAAGTTTACCATAATCCTCAAATGCTCTTACCATTACAGATCCACCTCTTTCACCTCTAACTCCTAAGATGGATACTAGAGTATTGAATTTTTCTGTATCAGATTTATTAGCCAAAGCCATAGAAATCTTTTGCATAGCCATACCCATATCAATAAGATTTCCTTGGGCATCTACAAAATCTTCTTTACCTAAACCTAATGCAGCTAAAGCTTTGTGTCCTTTGAATCTAGTGTCCTCTATAGATTTAGTTAAATACCTATAAGTATTTGCCATTGCAGTACCAGCCATACTTCCTTGAATACCAGCATCTCCCAATACTCCAATAAATGCTGTAGTTTGTTCAATTGAGGCACCTAAGTTAGTTACTGTAGTACCAGCATATTTAATTGCTTCGGCTAAGTCATATAAATTTGTGTTAGATTTAGTTACACCTTTAGTTAATACATCAACTACTCTTTCAGTATTTTCTGGTGAAAACTCTATCCTAAACATTTTCATAATATTAGTAAGGATATCAGCAGCTCCACCTTTACCACCTAATTCAGTTAATGTACCACCAGCTAAATTAGCTGCAGCAGTAATAGAATTGAAAATCTGTTGGGTATCCATACCAGACATTGCAAAATACTGCATAGCACTTGCAATCTGTTGAGAGGTAAACATGGTATCTCTACCAAGAGATTGTGCCTTTTCATTTAGTTGATCAAAAGTAACACCATTCTTGGTAGCTATACCATCTACTAAGGTCATGGTCCTAACAAAGTCAGCACCAACATTTATAGCACTTCCAAAACCAGCTAACATAGCAGTACCTACTCCAGCTCCCATAGTAGAAACTGTTTTTAGGGCATTTAGATTCGCATTAGTTACGTTCTTGGCTTCTTGATGCAACCTTCTTATTTGTGAAGAAGCTTCTCTAGCTTGATTAGAGAATCTATCTTGTAACACCAGAGCTATTCCTATCTCTAGCATTCCACTATTGGGTGATCCTGAAGTAAACAAATATAAGTTCTCCTATGATTTTTAGAAGTAATTAGATATACCTAGATTTAATTTCTAGTAACTTTAAAAGTATTTATATCTAATTACTTCTTTGGTTTTCCATATTTTGCTTCGTATGCCTCTTGGGCTAACTTTACAAATTTTTTTCTTTTTCTAATGGGCAACCGACGAAAGGTATTATAATCTAAATTAATACCTATAATGGTTACGAATGCAAATTCTTCTTCTACACTAAATTCGGTTCCCCCGGAAAGAAAAAACCAGGTATACCGAATATATTGATAGTTGATACCTGAGATTCATTGTTAGGGTTTATAATGGTAGTAGCACCACTAAAAGTAGGATCATAAGTTGATACCTTTCTATCTATTTCCATCATATCTCTCTTAGAGAAAAGTCGGAAAGATTCAACTTTTTCTGGTTTACCATCTACCATTAACCTTAGGTTTCTAGCAATAAAAGCCTTACTTTTAGTTCTTTCCTGTAAAGGCAAATTAAGAACGTATTTCTCATCTTTACCTCTGAGTACATCAAATAATAATACCTTACCTGAATCTAGAGTGATTTGGATATCTTTTATTTCATTACCGGCATAATAAGGTACTGCATCAGGTTTTTTCAGGAACTCTTCAGCTGAAGGAACAATAGAATAATCGAATAAGAATTCTCTTAGGTCTTGTTCATAAGCAACTACACCGCCATTCTCTTTACCCCAATCGTATTCAAATTCTAAGATTTCTCCCATAGAAAAAATACGAGATTGAAGAAGGATTACATATCTATCTAATGAAGGTAATTCACTAGCTTCTGCAGCAGTAAGAGTTCCTTTAGTTGTAGCTGAAGTTTTTACTACTATAGCTGATATAAATTCGTCTAGATTACTTAAATCTCTAGAAGTAACCGGATTAGATATAATATCATCATCTTCACCGTTTTGTTCTCTAATTTCATAAGTGTTACCACTAGGTACTGTGAACTGTAAAGTTCTTAATTTTAATTCTTCCATGATTTGGGTGTTTTAAAAGTTTATATAATAAAAAAGGGTAGGAATCCTAATGATAAAGATACCTACCCTTATAATAATGATTAAAGTTTTTCCATTACACCAACGGCAAATTCGATAGTTTCGATAGTGTTATCAGAACTCATTCTATCAAGATTTTGTCCGTTTAATCTAGCCGGCCAAACTTCATCACAAATCCAGGAGTTAATGATGGATTTACCATCTTCAGCTAATTCATCTACCTTAACTGTTTCCCAGTATTCCTGAGGAGGAAGACCTCCACCAAGGGTAGTATCCTGTACTGATGACATCCAATCCCAAAGCCAGGTATCTGACCCAGAAGTGGTCTCTAGTTTATTGGCAGTCATGTTACCAAGAGTAACTCTACCTCCCGTTTTTACATCTCTATTGATATCTCCATGAGATACAACCTCTACATTCTTTTCAGGTAAATCAACCGATTGGAATAAATAAGATTGAATAGGGTGTTTAACGAAAGTAATCTGCCAAAGAAATTTCTTTCTTGGATTTTTTACTTTTGCTATAGACATATCATTTACTTTATAAGGTTTATTCAGTTTCTTCTACTTCTGATTCTTTGGGACTTACACTTTTAAGAGATGCAGTTTGAACTTCAGCGGAAGTAGTACCAGAAGATTTATCAATAACTAAACTAATAATGATTTCTTGCATTGCTACAACTTCCTTGAAATGAAGTTCAGCTTTATATTTACCAAGTCTTACATCAGCCTCATTATTAACATTTAATTCATCATAATTGGTAGCATCCTGATCACCTATCCAAGTATACTCGGTTATGGCATTCTTGGTTATCATATCATCTAGGATAGGTTTAACATCGTAATACATAGTATTCCAAGTAGAGAAAGTATTCGGCTCTTCAAGATATGAATCCATTATTGGTTTCAACATCTTCTTAAGATACAATACACATCTAACTACTCCCAAGAACATAAATGAATTACCATCTGCTGATGAAGTAAAGTTATGCCATAACATTGGCAATTTACCTAAATTACGAGTATCCTTAATAACTGAGATATTAATATAATTCTCTGCTATTTCGTTAAGTTTTTCGTAATTAGCATCAGCACCATAGTTTGGGGATACGATGCCTCTAGCATCTCTTACTAATCCTCTATTTTGTCCGGCAAATGAATACCAAGGACCATAATTAGATGCAGAGGCATCACCCAAACCAATCACAGTACCTAAAGTATCACAATTCTGTAGGTCTCCGTTGGTATCATAATATTTCCATCCTCCAGCAAAATAAGCTATATAGGGAGAATTAGTTAACTTCTCTACTAATGCAGAAGTCCAGGTTTTCATACCTTCATCATCCATAGGATCAGTACTGTTACCATCTTCAGTTACCTTATATTTAGGAACTTCTATATAGTATACCAAATCCTGAATAGTTTTAGCCCGGGAAGATGCTGCTATATGAACCTTTTCTAATTCAGCTGATTTAGCAGTTCCTTTAAACCATTGATTTATTCCTGAACAAATCATTTGATAGGCTTCATCATATTCAGCAAAAGCATTTACAGCAGCAATCCAAGCATCAGAAGTTGTAGCTTCTTGACCAGTTTCTCCGGTATGAGCTACTTTACTAACTCGTATAGTTGAGCCCATTTTAAGGGCTATTTCGATATTTGAAATAGAACCATCTGGAACTATTTCTTCACCATACAGTTCTTTGAATTTACCAGGTGTTTTAATAATAGTACTAGGATCATTGGGTGTACCTTTAGTAGTTACTGCAGCTATAAAGGTAACTCCCAATAAAGGGCTACTATTAAACATGTTATTATTGATAACTTCAAATTCTACTTTAGGTGAAATAGGTTTTCTTACTTCGGCCATATACCTAAATTATTTTTGTTTTAATAATCCTTTTAATTTGTGATGGAATTGATACCAAGCTTTACCATTAGCTTCATCAGGACCATTGAAATAAGCTTGGGTTAAAGCAATATAAATTTCATCCTTAGATCCTAATACACCATAGTAATCAGAACGTTGCATATTCAAAATTACCCACCAATCGTATACATTAAAATTACTATGTACACCAGGAGAATATCTTTCTAGCAATTCTTTAGCTTGACTAAGACTATAGTGGATTCCTTTAGTACCATCCACATTTTCCATATTAGAAATTACTAGATCAGCATATTCCTCATTAAAATGAGGTCCATGAATTATCTCATAAGCTTTTAAATGATTCTTAACTGCCCAATGAGGATCTATCTCGTTTACTCTACTGTACAATTCCTCGAAGAATTCTAAAGTATCTTCTCGTTTCTTTTGGTCCATAGAACCAATGCCTTCATTTACAAGGTCTTTTATAATGTTCTTTTTCATCCTAAGAAATTTTTAATAATCCCGGATAACATAGGGTCATCCATCATTTTAATACCTTTTAGAAACATTGTATGATGTTTTTTAATACGATTTAGTATCGCTAAACATTGATCTACTCCTAGATCATTGACAAGTCCTTGCATTCCATCATTTAAGGTTTTTGCTTTCTCTATAGTTGTATTGGATACCCTTACTGTTAAATTAAAATCATCCATAGTTTCTTATTTATTATAATTGGTGTAACATGAAAAAAGGGTCTAGCCTTAATCTAGACCAGACCCTTAATCTTTTTAGGATAATATAATTACCGAGAAGCGGTAGAAGTAGTATCCATCATTTTGTCATAAAGCTGACCGAGTTTAAATTTCTCAACAGCTTCTCGTTTTGCTTCGGCAATGGCACGATCATTATTCAAAATGCCAAGAATCTGTTCTTGACCCTTTTCAAGTTTACAGAATCTTTCATTGTAATAAGCCACATCTTTCAAGCGTTGGATTTCATTGTCTTTAGCAGTGACAGTGATAAGGAACTTGTTATCAATATCCTTAGCCATGCAATCCAATTTATCCTGAGTTCTTTCGCAGCAACATTCAAGTTCTTTCAGCTGAGTACGAAGATCACAGCAACAATCTGATAACTGATGAGACAGAGTATCAACTGAACGATCAGTTTGATTCTGCATCTGCATCATTGTCTTTTCAATACCGCAAAGTCTATCATTCTGGTTAGCAAATCTTTGAGCCATAGAATCAAATCCTGCTCCCATCAAACCAGTAACTCTCTGAGTTTCAGAGGATACCAATTTTTCAGTTCCACAGATTTGATCTTTCATGTTCATAGTAACACCAGAAATTTCTTTCTCTACTGAAGCCTGAGATTCTTTGATTTCTGCATGAACATCTCCAAGACGTCCTTTCAAATCACCAACTTCACGGGAGAGGATATAACCAGCACCTCCACCTAAAATTGCTCCACCAACGAATCCAGCACCACCCCAGTGGCCTCTAGAATCGTAACCATCATTATTTCCCAAATTAAGGGTTGCACCATCAGTGCTACCTAAAGTAATAGGTTGTCCCATAAGAATAAAAAATTAAAAGTTAATATTAGGTTTATTTATAAAACTAAGGTTCTTTTGATACCTTAAGTTCATTTTCTCCTTGAATCAATACTGAAATATCTATAATTGGAGGTATAATTATAGGATCTTCAGTAGAACCCATACTATAGTCCAATAGAGTATCTTTAATTTCAAATTGATATACCTTCTCAATCAAACCTTTATCTAGGTTAGGAATATTATAAAAGTTTACAGCTTCTACAAATATATTACCATCAAAAGGAGCTTCTTTATAAATATAAGGTTTTATATATCCTCTTTGAGGAATTGCCGAAGACATTATATTTAATAATAATCTTATATCTTCTTGTTTATTCGCTACTAAATGGATATCTAAGAATTGATCTATAGCTTCAAAAGGTTGTTCAGTAACTACATAGTTATCACCTTCTCTATCTATCATTTCTTTAGGAAAACCTATATCACCAGGAAGAAATCCTTGAGATTCTATTGTAATTCTTGGTAATAAATCCTTCATACCCTTAGATTGATTATTTCCTACACCAAAAATATATACGTATCTGCCCTTAGATTTAATAATCTCTTTTAAAGCTTCTTCGTATTTTTTTGAATTTTCTGGAGTAATAGGATAATAATCTTCGGGATTTAAAGAATATCCTGAAGTTATACCCACTTGAAGTAAAGATTGATAAAAGGATCTTTCGATAATTTCTTGAGAGTTTATCATCTTACTTGTCTAGGATTAATACCATGATCTAGGTATAATTGAGATCTTATTCCCCACATAATGTCCTTTTTTAATTGTCCACCTTTATTTGCTGATTTATAAGCAGGTTTCCATAAAGGTCTTGAAGGAATTTTAGCATTACCGTATTCTAATATAATTGCAACTTGATTCATTGTTTTATGTGCTCTAGTATTACTAGGTTTAATTCCCCTTGGAATACCTATATAAGTTCTATTGCTCATTCTTTGAATACCTATAGATCTTGCATATTTACCGGTGAGATTATATATCTCATGATACCCATGCTTCTTTATAGTTGAAGGTGATAAAGGTGGCCAGTATACACCTGAACCAGGGGGTGGTGTACCTGACCTAATTGCTCTTCTAATGATTAGCACCAACCTTCTAGAAAATTTTTGAGCACCCTTATCATAGCCTTTTTTTATACTCTTTTGAATACCATCGCAAAGGTTAATTGCTTTCTGCCATTGACCTTCAATCTTTATTTCTATTTCAGGTATTGGTATATTTATATTAACCTTATTGCTTGCCATTATAATTTAATTATGGTTATCCATTAAAAAATGCCCTAGTATTGTACTTTGCGTTATGGTAATAAATTATCTTCATCTCTCTTAAGAATTACTTGGAATAGCAGTGGATCATCCTTAGCTTGAGCTACTTGAGTATCACCTGAAGATTTATATACTATACCATTCACTATAAATCTATCTAAAGACCTATCAAATTGCCAATACCCGTATTGATCAGCATATCCAAGTTCCCTAATTAATCTTGCAGATACATAAATTGCCATATTTTGATTGTCTAACTCTCCCGATACTGTAGCCTGATTTATTGGCCAAGTTCTAAAAGAATTATAACCTATAAGTACATTTAAAGAAATATCTTCATACTTTGACCCGGAATCTTCTCCGTATGGTAGAGGGATATTTATATACCTTTTCCAGGTTATCAATTGTTTACCTGCATCTACATCTATAAAGTCATTGATGATTTTCTTGTAATGATCCCATACTTTATCAGGTATTATGGAGTTCTTCATATCTAAAATTCGGGAGAACTCCAATCACTACTATTGAGTAGATTATCTAGTTCTTCACTATTAGAATCATATACTGGATAAGGTATCTCAGGATATTGAATAATAGGGTTATCATTTTCATCCAAAGTTTGGATTACTTGACCTAATTTCTCATAAGCTTCAAGTATAAATTCTTTATGCAATAATACTTGAGTTTTGAGTAAATTCTTTCTAGAATACTCTATATCTATGCCCATATCAAGAGCATCTGCTACTGGTAATACTACAAATTCCATATTAAAATCCTATTTTAGTTAATTCTTCTTTTACCCACTTTATAAAATCATCGTGTTCTTTAACCTCGGAATCTAAAGGATTATCCCTAAATTTTCTAGATAAAGATGACCCAAAACTAGCTACATCCATAGAAGTAATTAAATTATAAGCTTCCATTTCTGCTTGATTAATAGCTTTATCTCTAGTTACTGGTTTTTCTACTTTTATAGGAAAAGCTAAATTAGTAATAACTTTATTACCTTCTTCATCAGTAGAAATATCATAATGATGACCTATGTATAATATACGATATGTACCAGTATCTATACCAGTACATATAGAACCTTTCCAAAATGTCTTTCCTTGGTTCACATCTTCTGAATGATCACTAGGGACCTGTACAAAATTAAGAGTTTTCATTGTTCTTGAATGTAAGTTATTTGATTAGTGCTTCCCTTAAAGATGTATCCACATTGGTTTTCTATTTCAACTCCTTTAAGTGGTAAAATCCCGTCTTTGGTAAAAACTTCTTCACAGGCTTTTAAATATTTTATTAAGGACTGATAGTTACCATGAAATTCATAAGCTAAGTTTTTTCCTGTTTTCTTACCGTTTTTTACTTCTGGTATACCTATTAAGAATTTTATCCAATTAGGTTCACCCTGACTATTGTCTCTTATTTCATAATCGTAAATATCAAAAGAAATATCTAACAACTCTTGAATGTCCTTATGAGGAGCATCCATCTTTCTGTCTATTTTGATTTTCTCTGTTAGCTTTCTTAATTTCATAAGTTTTTCTATCTTGTTCATTAACGAAAAAGAATCAGCATGTTTCATCAAACCGAAGTATGATGACCAGCTTTCATCATTATTACACCTTCTAGCTGTATCTGCAGTTCTTTTTCGAATTTTAACATAACCCTTATTATGTTCGGTTTTACCCTTATTATTCCGATGAAATACATATCCACAGAAATCACAAGGTTCAGAAAGAGGTTTTATAATACTAGTACCTCTTTTTGCTCGTATACCCAAAACATACCACCAATAATTTTTAATCCTCCATTTTGCTGCTTGAGCATCTTCTTTAGTATGAAAAGCTAAAAAATTATCATCGGCATATCTCAAAGAAAATGCTGAAATATCTTTAGCAAATATATCAAATGTTAACATTAGTATATGATGTACCATAGGACTAGTTGGAGTTCCTATCGGTAATTTGCCTTTTACAAAGCAAACCTCAACAGCAAAATCCACTAACCAAGGATCATATATTAATTTTTTAAGCATCTTTCTAAAGGCTTTTATAGTTACATGTTCATAACACTTCCTTTGATCTATTACTAAGCAATAATTTAAATCTAGCCTATCATAATATAAATGCTTAAGTTTATGTACTATAGAAACTTTAGAATTACTAGAAGTAATACCACACCCCTTTTTACAATTGAGACCATTCTTATTATCCTTATTATAATATATAGGTTCTATTATATTTAGGAATAAATGTTGATATATTCTAGTGATAAGATTAGGGCTAAGTATTTTCCTTCTCTTACCATTTCTACCAGTTTTCTCCATAGGTCTATAACCCAAATAATCCTTCCAATAGCCATAAGATAAAGCTTCAAATAAATCTAAACAATTATTTTCAAAATTCTTTTTGAAATTTACTACTTCTGGTTTATCATTATGACCTTTAAAAGATCTTTGGGCAGCATCATATATGTCGGATATATTAATTCCTTTACTTATATTTTTAACCTGTTCCATATCTAAATATTGAACAAAGCTCGGGAAATAAAGCCATAATATTATATTTAATAATATGGCTACATATCTCATCCATAGGATTATATGCTTTGTCTTGTATTGATTTATCACTCCTGGATACTGGCTGAAAGGTTCTTCTTCGTTATTAAAAATAAAATACCCGTTTTGGGAAGAACCAGCATTGTTACGATTAGTATTGGAAGCAATGTTATTAGCATTGAGATTACGAGGGTAACAGTTGGAATAGTTGGAGTTACCACGGAATCGGGAACAAACTGGCTTTCAGTCAGTTATTTCAACCTAATTGTTTAGTTTCAGAGGTATCAGTCCTTTTGCTGTACTTAACTAAAGCCATTAGGATTTTTATATAATAGTAATATTACTAATATAATTACCTTTCTCTTCTTTATTTTATCGGTGAGGTTGCAACCTCACCTTATTCCGCTTCCAGCGGAGTTGCACTCACGCTTACCAGAGCTTGGAAAGAACCAGCATAGTAACG